TCAAATTCGACTCCAAGTATCTCAAATCACTTTAAAACACACTCTTTTTGGTACTTCTGGCTATCTTATGCTTAAATTTTTTTATTTATTTTCTCTCCAAATATTATAAAATGAAATTAAATATGGATATGTTGTTTGGACCATTAGATCGTTCATATTGCTCTTACTTTTATTATTTAGAAATAATGTTTTTTGGTATTTTTGTTCTCATGACAGGTGTTGCATTAAAAACCGTACTTACATCTAAAAAATATGATTTAATGCAATTATTTTTAGTAATTTTACAACCACTTACTATATATTTTGTTAATCGTCTTCATTATTCTATGTGTGTAGGTTCATTGAAAAAGTAAATAAATTATAATTATATTAATTTAAGTATAATTATAATAGTAATTTAAATGAGCCTTATAGGGTTCTTACTTATGTTTTTTTTATGCATGAACGTATCAAATGGATATGATTATCTAAAAAATCAAGATGTTGAATATAATGTTTCACAAATGGAAATAGATTTTTGGATGGACCCTCCATTGTCAGGATATCATAATGCTTATCCACCATCAGGTATTAATTGTATTGCGCAAAAATCAAATGACGAAAATATATATCTCATTACTTCACAGTCATTAATAATTAGAAATAGCATGTGGGAAAGTTGCAGAGACCAAAAAAGAACTGTTTCTGTTTTTAAACGAAATTTAGATTTATCTAAAAATGTTGACCATATAATTATAGGAGAACCTGAATATATTAGTATTTATAGTTTAAATAAATGTTATCGATGGAATGAACAAGATATGGAAGAAATAGAACAAACCGACCACGATTTTAGATATAATAAAGAGAAAGAAATTTGTTTACGAAAAGGATTTCTTTGGAGAGATGATATTACAGATTGGAAAAAACGATGTCAATGTGGTTGCTGTCAACCAAAAATATCTCCAGTTGGTGGAGAAGGTTCTGATTATGTAACGAGTTGTGGTATACATGAAGAAAGCAATATATTATATTATATCGGAGGAAATTATCATGGTTGTTTAGATCATTATAATACTCAACCTAGTTTGGTTAGAATAAATCTAACAAATTTTACTTTTATAGATAGAACAATATTAAATGAAATCGATGGTTACGGGTTGCAAGGAAATTGGAGTAATATAAAGCATGAGAAGTATCATAAATACTTTAATTTTCCAGGAACAAGTCAACTAGTTAACAACAAAATTTTTTTAGCATTTAGTCATAGTAATTCTGGAATATGGGAAATAAATATTGATTCAAATCCTATAAAATTAATAAATAGTTATCAAAAATTTATACCTCGACAAGAAACAGAGTTATGGGGAAATAGTACAAAAACTATAACTGTTTATGATTTATTACCCACTCTAACAAAATCTTTATATGATAAAAATAAAAATATATTATATTTTTTATCAGAAAGTTTTCATGATAATGCAAAATTATTAAAATTAAATTTATCTAATACAAATTACTATAATAAATCTAGTTTAACAACTTTATCTGGATTAAATAATATAAAAAAAATAAAATATGATTCAATTAGAAATCAATATTATATTTTACAAGGTGATGTGTCGAGTAAACTATACAAATTAGACGAAAATTTTAATATAATATCATTATCAGACACATGCGGAATAGATGAACTAAGTTTTCCAATTGATTGGCAAGTCGCAGAAACTATGGAGTTAGACGAAGATTCTGGTCTTATATATGTATTTTTTAATGATGAACCATATAATGGATTTTCTATTGTTAGGATTAATGATTTTTCATTTAGCGATGTTCATAAATTTTTATTTTATAGACATGGACAAGAATGGACGCCTATACGAATGAATACAACAATAATAAATAGAAAAACAGGTAAATTATTTGTAGCCAATAGTGCAGATGCTGAAAGTTTTTTTATGGCAGTAAGTGAAGTTAATTTAAAAGGTTGTGCAAAAGGTAAAGTTTACAGTAATAATACTTGTAATAATTGCCCACCTGGAACATATACAAACATAGCAGGATTAGATAACTGTAAATTATGTGATTATGGTCATTCTACAGTATCATCACAATCATCAGAATGTTATAAATGCAGTAAAGGAAAATATGCAAATGTTCTGGGGACAACACAATGTCATGATTGTTTAATTGGTAAATATTCAGAACTAGAAGGGTCTAGAGTGTGCATTGACTGTGAAGCGGGAAAATATAGTATAAAAGAAATGTCTGAAACACCTACGGATTGTTTAGAATGTGATACAGGTAAATATTCTGAATCAGGTGATATAGAATGTATTTTATGTGTTCTAGGTAGGTATGTAAGTAATAAAAAAAGTTGTTTAGAATGTCCACCTGGAAAATATGGTGACCAGATAGGTATATTGTCACATACAGATTGTAAGCCTTGTCCACTAGGTAAATATAATAATATTTCTGGTCGAGATAATTTAGATTATTGTATTTCATGTATTGAAGGAAAATATAGTTTAACAAAAACTGCAACGGGAATTGGATCGTGTTTAGACTGTGAAAAAGGAAGATATCGCAACTTAAATATGGATCCTGGACAAATATGTGAAATATGTGAAAACGGAAAATTTTCTGAAAAAGGCTCTGAAATGTGTAATCTATGTACTCAAGGTAAATACAATAAAGGCGATGATTCATCTGACCATATAAGATGTGAATTATGCCCATCTGGAAAGTACAATTCAATATTAGGAGCAGATGATATTGATAAATGTTTAGATTGTGATTTAGGTAAGTATAGTACTACTTTGGGGTTAAATACATCTGAGGGTTGTAAAAAATGTGTAATGGGCAAATATAATAATATATTAGGGTCAACATCCATAAATGATTGTCAAGATTGTACAGAAGGTAAATATATGAAAGTTAATGTAGGAAGAAGTGATAATGATTGTTTAGATTGTCCTGTTGGATTCTTTTCATTACAATCATCTATTTCATGTAACAATTGTGAGATTGGTAAATTTAATTCTTTAGTTGCATCATCAGATTGTTCTATATGCGATGAAGGTAAATATACAGATGAAATAAATACAATATCGTGTAAAGATTGTCCAGAAAATGCAGAACCTAATGAATTATTTGATATATGTGAGTGCATATCAGGTACATATACTGTTAATACAAATGATACTATTATTTGTATGGAATGCCCTGAAAATTTTATTTGTGAAAAAGGTGCTATTATAGAAACACTTAAATTAAATAAAGGATTTTGGAGAGTTGATAAAAATAGTTTAGAGGCTATAAGATGTAAAAAAGGATATAACTGTATTGGTGGTGAAATAACAAATTCGTCAGACGATTTATGCAATATAGGACACACTGGTCCTGTATGTGATGTATGTTTAAAAGGTTGGGCAAAAAATGAAGGAAAATGTTTTAAATGCTTATCAGATACAGCGATTACGATAAGAAGTTATGCATTTACAGCAATATTTCCTATAATAATTTGCGGTATTATTGTTTTTATGATTAAAACAGCAAATCCAGAATCAAGTACAGAACAAAAAGAACCTTTATCAGGAGTTGTTAAAATATTTATGAATTATGCTCAAATATTTACATTAGCAAGTTCATTTGAAATTAACTGGCCAGAAATAGTTTTAAGTTTTTTCGATAGAACTAAAGAATTTTCCTCTCCAAAAATAAGTTTTTATTCATCCGACTGTACACTTAAATGGACCTATTATGACAAACTATTGGTTTACATGGTTTTACCTATTATTTATTGTATTAGTGTTATTATAATACTAAGTGTTTATAGTTTTTTATGTTATAAAAAAAATCGTACTAAAAATTTATTAACTTTAACTGGTTCGGAAAAAATAGAGTTTATAAAAAAAAATCCAAATCCAATTGTATTTTATAAATCATGGTTATATACATCAATATTAATTGGTCTTTTTCTTTCATGGCCTACCATTATAAAACAATCTCTTTCTGTTATACCTTGTAAAAAATATGGTAACGAATATTATTTACTTGAAGATTTATCTATAAAATGTTATACCTCGAGATACTATACATATTTAGTATTGTCATATATTTCTATTATAGTATATGGGTTTTTTGTACCATTTACTGCATGGAATATATTAAGAGTTAGAAAATATTCACTTTATGATTATGAAAGCAAATATGAAATGCCTGCACCTATATCATTTTTATTTTTAGGTTATAGAGAAGAAGTATGGTATTATGAATTTATAGTTATGGCAAAAAAATATTCATTAATTTTGATAACTGTATTTTTAAAAGAGTATAGTCGTTACCAGATGATTTGCGCTAGTTTATTTATTCAGGCAGCATTTTTTATTCATGTATTTTTAAGACCATACGATTCTATCACAAATTATGGTATTTTATGTAATAAATTAGAAAATATTAGTTTACTTGCATTAGTAGTTACTCTAAATTCTGGATTATTTTTTGGTACTATTGAAGACCAATATAATCTAGGTAGTTTTGAAATGATTTTAATCGTTCTATTATTTTTAATGAATATACTCGTTTTGGTATACTTTTTTTACTACTTAGTTTTACTTTCATTTAAAGAAGGATTAGGAAAAATCAAAGGTGTTTGTTTAAAATTATTAGAAAAAGATTCTTGCTTAGTTAAATGCTTTAATGATGAAAGAAAAGAATTAATAAAAAAATGGAGTTCTAATCAAGACATTGACACATATGGTATTAATTTAAAATCAAATGAAGAAATAGAATTGTTTCATCATTTTTTTAATGATAAAAAAATGTTTTCACATGAATTAAAACATTATCTAAAAGATAAACAAATAAATAAATTAAACAATATGTTAAACAGAATAAGGTGTAAAATAGAAATAATAGAAAAAAACAGATGTTGGATGGCAGTATTGAATAATAGATTATATAAAAAACTAAGAAATGAACTAGTAAAAAATAAAAATAAAATAGATGAAAAAAGCATAGAAAAATTAAATGATATATTAGAAAACTATGTAGATAATGGTATAAAATATAGTAGAAATATAGAAGATATATCTAAAAGAGCATTAACAACTATACGAAGAAATTCTATTATTGAACTTAAAAATTTAACAGAAAATCCTATGAATACTGACGAACCAGAATTTAATTTTAAATCTAATATTAAACTTTCAATTAGCGACCTTACATCTCAACCAAAAAATATTATACTATAAAAAATAATATTACATATATGTAAGTAAATAAAATGGGAAATAATAATTGCTGTCATTCTAGAAATAAAAATGATGAATTAAGTGATAAAGAAGTTGAAGAGATTATTAAAAAAAAAATAAAAAAAGAAAATAATGATGAATTAAAACTCAGGATACAATCAATAAAATCAGAAAGACGGGGAGATATTATTTTTTGTATTTTAATGGGAGCATCTGCAACAATAACCATAATAATTATAGCATGTGGTGCAGCGGAACCACATTTAGCATCTAGTTTAATTGTTAGTATTGGTGCTACTGGATTTTATTTTAATGAAATTATAGAAAAAGATAAACTAATGGATTTATATTATAAAGAATTAGAGTCTAGAAATTAATATAAAATATATGGATAACTTTGATTATATATTTTATACCAAGTTATATGATGATTTGAGTCATATGAATAAAGAACATGCGTTTCGACATTATATAAATCATGGTAAAAAAGAAAGAAGAGTATGCAATTATAAAATGATGAAAAAATTTCAATCAAAAACTCAAAAAGAAATATTAAAACAAAAAGAATCAATAAATGAAAATATTTTAAATAAAAAAGAAAATAAAATAAATATTTTGATAAGAACAAGTAACAGACCTGAATATTTTGATAATTGTATAAAAAGTATTTTTAACCAAAATTATTTTAATTTTGAAATTTTTATTTGTTATGATAAAAACGAATCAATAAATTATCTCAAAAATTATGATAATTATGATAATGTACAATACTTCCATGTTTATTCAACAAGTAATGAACGTTATAAATACAATCTTTATTGTAATGAATTATTAAATAAAGTAAAAGATGGATATATAATATTTTTAGACGATGATGATAAATTGTGTCATAATAATTGTTTAAAAATAATAAATAGTTATATTGATAAAAATTTGTTAGTTATATGGAAATATTTTAGACCAGATAAATTAATATATCCGAGTAATGGAAAAACTATAACTTTAGGAGAGATTGCATCATCTAGTTTTATTTTACATAAAGATATGACATTAAATTGCTTCTGGTGGGATAAAAGAAATGGAGATTTTCATTTTATTTCAGAAGTATACAAAAAAAATAAAGTTAAGTTTAAAATGATTCCATTAATATTAACAATGGCACAATTACAACAAAAAATATCAAGTCATGGTGAATAGTATGTTATAATTATTAATATTAAATATTAACAATTATATATTAATGAGTAATATTAAAAAAGAAACAATGTATACAATAGATAATTTCGATTGGGAATATTATGTTAGTTCTCATAAAGATTTAATTAATGCAAAAATAACAACACGTAAAAGAGCATGGATGCACTGGAAATCACATGGTCATAAAGAATGTAGAAAACATAGATTATTATCAAAAAAAAACAATAATATTATAACACTAATATTAGAAAAACCACTATATAATAATTTTGATTTAAAATTTTATAATAAAACTCATAAATTACATTTTAATAATATATTTAAAGGTTTTAATCATTGGATTAAAAATAATAATTTATTGTGTAGATTTTTATCTAATGATATTATTTATCTACCTTTAAATTTTATATCAAAGTATGATTTTAAATATAATAAAAAATACATTATCAAAAATATTAATAGTAAATTTTGTTTAGAAGATGAATTAAATGAAACATATTTTAAAGAAGATGTTAATTGTTTTATTATAAACGGTCTTTTATCAAAAGATATAGCGATATGCATAAAAGATACTGTAGGTTCTTTTACGTTGGATGAAATTATCAAAAATACAAAAAAACATTATATAGATAATAATATTACTTCTACAAAAAAAAGTGACATGATGTATGTATCAAAATTATATTATTTTTTAGGGAAACACAAAATAAATAAAGAACTCTTAGGACTAAAATATTTTTATGATGATTATATTTGTAGAACAAGAGAAAGTTATAATAAAGATATTATGATACATTGTTTAAGTTATTATTATGGTGAAAAGGGGTTCATTTCAAATAATATTTATACTAAAATATTAAATGATATTAGTAATATAAAATTTCATTCTGAAAATGTTTTAATAATAAGCAAATTAATAAGAAAAATTGGGGGAGTACAAAAAACATCTATGCAATTAATGGAAATATTAGATTATAAATATAATGTAAAAATTCTATCTAATTCTATTAACAATAAAAATAAATTTAATATTAAAAATGATTATTTACATGAAAATATACCGATAAATTTTATTATAAAAATTAAAAATCCTGAAAAAATTATAGACCATATAAATAATTCAAACTACAAATATATAGTTGTAAATAAACTTCATGAAATATTTGATATTGTAAATAAACTTGATAAAAATTTACAAGTTATTTGTCATAATCCAAAAGATCCTTATAATAAACTTATAATTAAACATCAAAATAAAATAGATAACTGTTTTGTTTTGACTGATTATCACAAAAAAATATTAAAATTATCCGGGTTTAAAAAAAGAATTAATTTATATCATAATTATGTTTTTAAAAATAAAAATTATATTACTTTTAGACCTAAAAATAAATTTAAAAATGCTATTTGTTTTATAGGTAGATTATCTAGAGAAAAAAATATTAAACTACTCATACAGTCTTTTATTGAATTTCAGAAAATAAAAAAAGATATTAAACTTTATATTATTGGTGGTAATAATATATATGATATTGAAAATAGTAATATTATATTTACGGGAATGATTTCATTTGAAAATGTATGTTATTATTTATCTTTATGTGATTATACTGTTTCTGCATCACTTACGGAAGGCAAACCTTTCAGTGTAATAGAAGGAATGAATATGGGTTTACCGTGTATTCATAGTAATTTAGTTGGTATAGATGATATTGTAAAAGAGAATGAAACTGGATTTTTATTTGATTTTGAAGGATATAATAATATTAAATATGATTTTAATTTTAATTTTTCTAATGTTAAAAATAATGATAATGTAAATTGTAAAAATTTAACGTTGGCATTATGCAAAGCATATTTTACTGATATTAAAAAGTATAATGAAATGTCAAAAAATTGTATTACTTTTAGTCGAGAGTATTTTATAAGAGATTACGCTGTTAAAGAAAATTTAAAAAATATAATCATACCGCATAAAAATAGTTATAGTAAACGCTTTAAAATATTTATTAATTTTCATCCAGATCCTACTGTACCATATGGAGGGGGAAATATTTCAATATATTATCTGGTACAAAAATTTTTAAATATATCATCTGAATTTAGTGTAACATATGAGTTAGAAGAAAAAATAGATATATATTTATTAGTTGATGTTAACAAAGGAAGACCGTTTAAAAAATATGGAGTGGATGATATTGTTTTTCATAAAAATAAAGTAAATCCCAATAGTAAAATTTTTGCTAGAATCAATGATTGTGATATAACTCGTAAAGTAACTGATTTAAATTCCCGTGAACAAAAAATAGTAAAATATCATAAAAATATTGATTACTTTATATTTAATAGTCATTTTATAAAAAATTATTATATTAATAAATTTCAAAATTTAAATTTTAAAAATCATTGCGTTATTATAAATGGCTGTGACCAAACTATTTTTAAACAAAAAACACTTTATTTTCAAGAAAGAAACAAAATTGTAACTCATCATTGGTCTCCAAATTTAAATAAAGGTTATGATACGTATTTAAAATTATGGAAACATTGTGAAAAAAGTAATAAATTAGAGTTTGTTTTTATAGGAAAACATGTTCCAGATATGTTTAAACATGTAAATATTAATGGACCTTTTGTTGGAAATGAACTTGTGGATGCACTAGACGATTGTCAAATTTATATAACCGATTCTAAATATGATTCATGTCCTAATCATGTAATAGAAGCAATATCATGTGGATTACCCATTTTATATTCAAATGTAGATGGAGGAGCAAAAGAGTTGTGTGAAATGACAGATTTACCTGTTGGAGAAATTTATAATAATTTTGATGAATTAATTATAAAGATACATAAAATATTAAATAATTATCAATACTATATAGATAATATAAACAAGTGCAAACATATATTTAATGTAAATATATGCAGACAAAAATACTATGATTATATATTAAATAATGTTGTTAAACATGATAGAAATACAGTAAATATATTAAATACATGTATAAAAATAGAAAATAACTTTAAATATAATAATTTATTTTTTAACAATTCAACTATTAAACTTACAAAATCTACAAATATACTTTTAATTAAACAAAATAATAATATTGAAATAGAAAAAAAAATTAATTATAATTATGATTCATTCCCATTAAAAAATAAAATTAATAATAATAAATTAAATATTGTCATTTGTTCAGATGAAAATTATTTTAAAGGTGTTTTTGCATTACTAGAATCTATAATACAACATACGTGTAATACTAATGATATATGTTTTAATTTTATATTAGATATACATAATTGTAGTGGTTTTGCTACAATGTTAGAAAAAATAGAAAATATACACGATATAACTATCAATAAGGTTATTATTTATGTTGATATAAATATTTTAGATGAAGCAATTTTAAATTCAAAATGTTTTAATGGAGGTGGTCATCTTATGAACATAGGAAATTTTTCTAGATTATTAATTGGAGAGATTTTTAATTATGATAAAGTTCTTTACTTAGATTCTGACTCTATAGTACATTGTGATTTATACAATTTTTTGAATAATTTTACATGTGATAAACCAATATATGCGCCATTAGCAGATAAAGTTAATAAAAACGAAAAAAAACAAATTACAATTAAACAAAAATCAATTATAAATTGTGATTATAATTTTAAAAATATAATAAACAAAAATATTGATGAAAATGAATATGTTTTTATGGGTGCACCATTTGTAGCAAATTGTAAATTATGGGGTAATATTTATAAACAAATTGTAAAAATTATAAAAATTCATAATAATCATGAAGATGGGTTATTTAAATTATTTACTATGAGTTTACAAAATATAGTTTTTTATGGTAAAACTGGAAATTTAAATAATAAATTAAAATGTTTGCAGGATTTAGGTTCTTTAAAAAAAGAATGGTCTTATGATGATATGATGAAACATGATATTTTAGATTGGTCTGGTATTTATAAACCATGGTATAAAAATGGGTTATACAAATCAGTTTGGGAAGCATATGATGTTTTAAATTTAAAATGTAATACAACAATTTCAAATCAAAAAAAAATAATAGAAAAAATGATAAATAAAAAAAATATTACTATTAAAAAATATACTATTATTAGTGATGATGTAGATGAATCTATAATTCCAGAAGCAGAAGATTATTTAAACAATATGAATAAAATATATAATAAATCTGCATTAAAGGTATTATTTGTATGCGATGTGAAATATTTAATTAACAAAATGTCTAGAGTAAGATTTTGGGCTATAGAAGAACTTGGAAAAAGAAAAGATATAAACTTAGAATTATTGGGACCCGGATTTAAACATTTTGATATTCAAAAATCTCTCCAGAAAAATATTACAACACAAAAATCTCGTTACGATTTAGTTATTTGGTATAAGCCTCTTAATCCTAATTATAATTTCTCTCATAAATCTATTTTACCTATGAAGACAGTTTTACGATATAATGAAATGTGGGATTTTGAATGGACAAAAGAAGAAATAGAAAAAACCAAATCAGATATAATTATTTGTCATCATAAAAATGATTATGAAAAATACAAAGAATATTATAAAAACGATGAATCTAAAACATTTTATTATAACCCTCACCATGCAAATAATGATATTTTCAAACCATTAAATAATAAAAAAGTATATGATATTATGATTTCAGGTGTTTGTAAAGAAAAACATTATCCTTTAAAATTTAAACTATTAAATATTTTAAAAAAATATAAAATGACTAAATTAAGAGGTGTAAACATATATTTTCATGAACATCCTGGGTATAGACACACTGATAGTTTTAAAAATTTAAACCAACTAGAATACAATAAACTTATAAATAAAAGTAAAATATGTATAGCATGTACATCTAAACATAATTATAGATTAGGTAAATATGTAGAAATACCAATGGCAGGTTCTATTATAGCAGGAGATATACCTTATGAAGATAAAGAGAATTTTAATAAATTTGTATTACAATTAAATATAAACGACAGTGAAAATACAATAATAAATAAATTGCTATCTGCTTTAAAAAATATAAGTGAGTTAGAACAAAAAAGAAATGCTGGTATTTTATGGGCAAATAATTATACAACAGAAAAATATGTAAACAATCTAGTAAATATAATTTCACCATTCAAAGAAACTCAAAAAATTTATATTATTGCAGATGAAATTAAAAAAGATCATGAAGAATTTAATGGACAAAAATGGATTTGCGACCTTTTAAAAGAAGAATTTTCATTGTGCTTTCCAAAATATGTTACACAAAATGCATCCGAAGCAGATATTATTTGGTACTTAGCACCATGGAATAAAAGACATATACCATTGGGATTTAACTCAAGTAATTGGTTCGATTATTTAAAAACAAAAAAAGTAGTAATGACTCAACACCATGTAGATAAAGATAAACTAGAACAATTAAAACCACAATTTGATTTTATGAAAGAATATGGTACAAAACTGCATACAATATGTGACAAAACAAAAGAGCAGATGGAGAGATATTTTGATGATAATATAACGAAATGTAAACTATGGATAAATTCTCTTAATTTTTTTAAATTAAATGTAAATGAAGTAAATAAAATAAAACATAATTTTGGAATAAATAATAACGCATATTTAGTAGGTAGTTTTCAAAAAGATACAGAAGGTAAATCACAACTACCTAAGTTATCAAAAGGACCAGATTTATTTGTAAAAATAGTACAAGATATGTATAAAAAGAATAATAAAGTAGAAGTAATTTTAACTGGATTAAGAAGAGAATACATTATAAATGAATTAAAAAAACTAAATATTAAATTTTATTATTTCAATATGGTATCAATAGAAGAATTAAATGAATTATATAATTGTTTAGATTTGTATATAGTATCAAGCAGATGTGAAGGTGGGCCAAGAGCGGTAGTTGAATGCGGTCTTACACAAACACCTATTATATCTACAAATGTTGGTATTGCACCAGAACTTATGGATAAAGATAGTTTATTTGATTACGAAAATTGGGAATCTTATACTTTAGCAACTCCTAATTCCGAATTGTTATTATCAAACGTAAAAAAATTATCTTTATTATCACATAAAAAAAAATTTTTAGAAATGTTATTAAATTAAGTAAAATTTATATATTTATTTTAACACAAAATATATAAATGAAAACAATTATAATTGGAACAACTGCTATAAATAGACCAGATTTACATAAAAACAATATACCAATTTGGTATAATTGGATTAATAAAATAAATAAAGAAAAATATAAAATTAAATGGTTTATAAATATCGATATTATACAAAAATTAGATGTAACATTTGAAAAAACACAAGAAAATTTTAAAAATATTATAAAAGATATTGATGTTACATTTTTAAAAAGTGAAGAAAGTAAAGGTAATTTTTTAAAGGCATGTCAAAGAGTTAGTAGTAATATTGAAAATTATGTTTTAGAAAATAATCTTAATAAAGAAGATGTTGTTATTTTTTGGTTAGAGGATGATTGGAGATTAATAGAACAAGTTGCATTAGATTTAGATTATATTATTGAAACGTATTTAACAAAATCATGTTATATTAATTTTTCATTTTTAAAAAAAAATTACATTCATGCATTAGCACCTAATCTTATTAGTTATGAACTATGGGAAAAAAGCAATTTGGCAGCATGGAAAAAACAAAATAAACACATTGATCCAGAACATTGTGTAGGAGTTTACTATCTTAAACATTTTGAAAAACATAGTAAATACATTAATAATATTACGATAATAACTAAATTTAAAAATGTAACCGATGATTTTTTTGATAGAGAATGTTTAAACTATAATAACAGTTATTACACGTACGATATAAATAAAGATGATAATATAATTAAAAATAACTTTATTGATAAAGAATCAATAAAAACAAGATTTAACGATAAAAATATGTTTATAAGAATTACATGTGGAATAAGTAGTGATTTGGGTCGTGATTATATGAGTAATATTGGACTCATAAAAGATAAAAAAAAGGTTAATTTCTATGATGATAATGTAGATACAAATAATGAATAATTATTTATAATTCAAATAATTTCTTATTATGTTTTATTTCTTTATTTTTAATATCATCCATATTTTGTAAAAAAGTATTATATTCATCTACATTAACATTATTAATATAATCAATTAATTCACAGTAATTTTCTTTAAAAGTTATACAAGGTAGTTTATATTCTTTTTGTTTAAATTCAGGTAAAATGATTGGAACATTAAAAGAAAAAGATAAACCCAAAGAACCAGTATATGCATACGGATAATGCCATGTTTTTCTTCCTAATATAAAAATACTTTTTTGTAAATACTTGCTTAAGGTATCTATATCAGCATTTATTCCTTTACGTTTTTTTCTAGAAAAATATATTATTTCATATTTAATACTTTTTTCAAAATTTTTTAAATCATCATCGTCATCCCATAAAGTACCTATTTGTAATATATATTTTTTTTCTTTTAATGGTATATTATCATTAATAATATTATAAAATGGAAATGTGTAAAAATATTTTTTACTTGACTTATTAATTTTTTTTTTAAATTCTTCCATTTGCAATGGATAAAGTGTAATATAATTATCAATTAGTGAAGTTTTTCTACCATATGAATGTAATATCCCATACGTTTTATCCTTTATTTCTTTAAAATAACTAGGTACACCTTTATTCATAGTTATAACAAAAATTTTATCATAATTGATACAACTTTTATTTAATTGTTCAATACTTTTTTTTTCAATACTATTAAATTGTGTTTCAAAAAAAGAAATATAATTATAGTTATCGCTTTTATAAAATAATGTAATTTTGTTATTTTTATTAAATAAATACATTAAATAACCAAGTATTTCTAAGTGTCCATTAAAATCATTTATAATAGCAATATTCATTATAAAATATGATTATATTTTTTAATATTTTTATTTTTATTAATTTATTTTTTTATATTTTTATATTTTAATGCCTATAGAACTAATAAATAATATTATTAAAAAAAAATCAAGAAAAAAATGTTTTATAACAAATCTTACAAGAAAAGAAACTAATATTTTAGAAAAAGAATGTTTAGAAACTCTTAATAAAAATTTTGATTGTATTTGTAAAAAAAAGAAAAAAAATCATTTTCCTACATTTTTAAAAATAGATGATAATGATTATATATATATGACTTACTGTGGTGTAAATATAAAAACATTATCACGAGATGGGTGGGGTCCAATTGATATTCAAAATATAAAAACAACTAATAAAATAGATATAAAAGATGCAGAAGAACAAGTGGATTGTATTATTTATAATTTAAAAAAAAATAATATTTTAAATTTAGATAACCATTTACATGGTAATAATTTATGTATATTAGATAACACTATATATATGATTGATTTTGGTAATGCAATTACACCTAATAATAAAAGTTGCAATTTTATACTAGAAAGAGATTGGAAAAATGAAAAAATATATTATAAATATGCAAAAAAAGATTTGATTTATATATTGAAATCACATCAAGAACCTGGTAATTTTGATGCACATATTGAAAATTATGATAAACAATATGATTATACACCATTTAATCATAGAAAATATATTAAGGTTAGAAATAATAATGTTAAAAAAGAAAATATAAATTAATTTTTATCTTCAACATAATATTTATTTACTTCTGTTAAATACCAATGGTTATGTTTTAAATATCTTGATTGAAATTTATAATGAACAGGTAATTTTACGAAATTTTCTAAATCAATAAAAGAAAATCTATATTTGCCTTCTTTATTTTTAAATTTAATTATATTTTTTGGTTTTATATCTGTATAAAAATATTTTCTTTCATGTAATAGTTTTAATAAAATTTTTTTATTTTTATTTAAAAAATTAAAAAAAATTGTTTTATTTTTATCACCACATCCCCATTGTTCATCATTATTAAGATCTTTACCTCTAATTGTTATATATCCAACAAGTTTATTATTATTATATATTAAATCTGTTACTGCAGGGCATAATTCTTTAAATATATCAATGTTATTTTCTATAAATGATATACTTAATCTATCATTATTATTTGGTTTATATATTTTTATAAATGATTTATCATTATAATACATTTCTAAAACCTGTTTTTTTTCATCTCTATAACCACCTCTTTTATTTACATATGGAAAATTATATTTTGTGTATTCTTTAAAATTTATATCTGATAAATTTATTTTTTTGATATTCATTTACATAACATATATAAAATATTTTATACAAAATATTTTATATCACTATATATGGTTTTTATTTTAAATACTTCTTTTTTTTCCAATAATTGTTTGAATACATAACAATTTCATTTTTATTATCCATACATGCATTTTTACCACCCAAATCAATGGTTTGTTCCTTAAATAAGTATACATTTACACCATTAATTAACATATTATTATAAGAAAGTAACTTTTTATTACCATAATTATTTTTTAAGTAATCATGAAAATAATAAATATTAACACCATGTCTATTTTTAAAAGGTAATGTTACTATTTTTTTTATTAAGTCTAATAATATAGGATTTTTTGGTATAGAGAATAACATAGCATTCATAATTAAGGGCTGATATAAATTATTATTTTCATTAAATTCTTCTTTATTCATTTTAGGTATATTACCACCAAGACCGAATGACATTATAAAGTCTGCATTATTAGTCATATTAATTATATCATCTAGAGGCAATTTTTGTTTTAAATCTACATCTAAATAAACGCCCCCATATATATATAGTAAACAATAACGTAGTAAATCAGATTTATGAGCGTACTTATGTAAATTTTGAATGTATAATATTATTTTGTCTGATAATTCTCTTTCAAAATTTTCTTTTACAAATTCAATACCTTCATCAAAGTCATATAATTTATAATTATATTCAGGATTAAGATTTTTAATTTCTTTTTTAACAACATCTTTAACCAATTCTTTATCGTGATAAATTTGAAATATATTTTTGGGTATTTCCGTCATTATATTAGTATAATATTATATTATATTATAATATAATATAATGAATTTTAAATGATTATTATAAATCAAAAAAAAGGACGTATAAAAAGTTTGGATTATTTAAGTCAATCTTATTTTAATTTATTGATATCTAATTTGTATTTATATTCTTGTACATAACGTTATCTTCAATTTCATTTTCTTTTATTCTTTCAATTTCAACAAAATTATTTTCTATCATAAATTGTTTAATTTCATTTGGAGTTGGAGCGTTAATATAGTTTGAATGCTTATTTTCTGGTATATATTTATTTTTATTTTTTCTGTTTGGTTCTTCCATTATAATATATTTTATATTTTTAAGGTGTTCACATGCACCCTTTAAGACATTTAATTCAAATCCTTGAACATCCATACACAATAAATCTATGTTATCAATTTTATAATTTTCTATAATATTACTTATTTTTTCTACTTCTATTAATCCTGTCATTTTTTGTGTTTTTTTATTATCAATTCTTTTATAAAATGACGATGCGCCATCATTTTCACGTAGATAAGAATAAAATGGAAGTTTTGTAGTATGGTTTCCTAAACCCTTTCCTATAAAGGTAATATTTTTAAATTCTTTAAGTTTATTTTTACAAATATTCATAGTATTTGGATTACATTCAAATGAATAAATTTGAGCATCTTTAAATATTTGTGATAACTTTATACTTTCATCACCATATCTTGCCCCGACCTCGAAAATATTCTTAGGTTCATTATCAAGTTTAGACAAAAATCTTTTGTCCCAGTAAAAACTCATAATTATATTATATAATAACATATCTTTTTATTATTATTATATATATATATGAAACTTGATTGTGTCTTAACTGCTGTGAATGAAAATCCAATGTATTTAGATTTTATTCCTATTTTTATTAAAACTTGGAATAAATTATATCCTGATGTGGATATTAAAATTATATTAATTGCAAAAAAAATTCCAGATAATTTTTTATGTTACACAAATAATATAATATTATTTGAACCAATTGAAAATATATCAACTAGTTTTACTAGTCAATTTATTAGAGAATTATACCCTTGTATATTAAATTATAAAAACGGTGTAATGATAACTGATATAGAAAATTTACCAATGAATAGATTTTTTTTTACAAAAAATATTGAAAATATACCAGATAATAAATGGATAAATCTTAGAGATTGGAAAACAGATAATCAGATTTGTATGATGTGGCAAGTTGCTACTCCAATAATTTGGAAAGAGGTTTTTAATATTAATAATTTACAAGATATAAAAGAAACACTTATTAATGTTTATAATTCAGTAAATTACATAGATGGTTCATACACAGGAGCATGGTTTACCGACCAAAAATTTTTATATAAAAAAGTAATGAACTGGAACAAAAAAACAAATAATTATATTTTTTTAAGAGATAAAGATACTGGATACAATAGATTAGATAGACGTACTCCACTCTTCGAGAGGAATATAAAAAAAAACCCCACAATTAAAAATAATATTAAAAATGGTATATACTCTGATTATCAGTGTTGTAGGCCAATGGATAGATATTCAAAATTAAATTATGAAATTTATAATTTACTATAAAATATTATAAATTTTTATATGCTAATTTTTTATCTTTACTGAATTCATTGTTTAATTTTTTTACTAATAAATTTTTTACTTCAATATCATCTATATTTTGATATTCATATAATGGTATATGACTATCTGGCCAATAGCCTTCTAGGCAAGCATTAACTCTATATATTTCTAATTCAGGATTAAAAATTTTTGCATATGCAGATAATTGTGAATGTGTTTTTAAAACTAATGTACATTTTGATAATATAAAACTATTTACAACTGCTGTTTCAAATAAATTTCTGTTTATTTGTGTTTCTATTTTTAGTTCATTTTCTAATTGAACTAACTTATTGATATCATTATTACATTTTTTAATTTCTTTTATTTTATTTTGTATAATTTTAAGTCTATTTATTTGAATTGCATTTTTATTATCATTATTTTTTTCTTTATCATAAAATAAAATTGTATATTTATCTTTGTACTTTAAGTTTATTTTATTAACAAAATCAAAATCATCTGTACTAACAAAAATTATATTATAATTATTTTTTTTTAAATGATTATCTATTATTGTTATAAATTCTTGTGCAGAAATATGCGTTACCCAATTTACTTTATTTTTATCTGTACCTCTATAATGCAACCCCAATACATTTTTGCTACTAAATATATTAGTAAATTTATTTACTTTTTCATAAATTTGTGTATGAAATTTAAAATATTTAAATAAATATTGATTTGCTAATTTAAAATTATTTTTAAAGGATTGGTATTGTGTAGTATCTTCATCTCGTTGTTGTCGTCCACATATTTTTCTAACTAAATCACCAAAGCATGTTAATTCTTCAAACTGTTTATTTTTTTTATTTATTGTTGGAGTATAATTTAATTGTACTATATCTCCAATAACTTGAAAATTAGGATAATTTCCATAATTATGTGAATAATATAATATATTTAAATTTATGTTTTTATTAAAATAATTATCTTCTAAATATGGTAAACATTGATGAATATATGCTATAGAACTAAAAAAACCCTTATTCATTGTTATATCTGGCTTTAGTCTTAATCTATTTATATCTAATAATTTCCAATTTCCCAAATTGGCATTATAATAATCACTTGAACTATATGTTGTTCCATCATCAATACTTACCCATTTTTTTAATTGATACTTTTCATTAAACTTGCGACCTAAATCAAACATTATTGTTGGTCTAATTACAAAATATTTTATAGATAAATTATTAAATATTTCATTCAATTCAACCTCATTAATATCCCTTAATTTGTATTTGTTATTATAGGTACTATATTTAAGATTGAATTTTGTGTCATATAAAATAATATGATAATGAAATTTAATAGAACTTTCATATGGTGGTGATTTATAATTCCATATTGTAACATTATTACCAAAATCTAATTTATCAACTAAAGGATGTACAAGAATAATATGAATGTTTAATAAATCAATATTATTATTTTGTATAGAAAATCTGTGCATAAACTTTCTACCATTTTTATTGTGTCCCCCTCGTATCCAACGTACCATTTGTCTTTCTGGATCACATGTATTATTCATATATTTCTGAATTTTAAATACATTTTTAAAATAACTACCAGTCATAAATGGGCCTCCTCGAAATGAGCCTAATGGTGCTGAATTTGAACAAGTATAACATGAGTTTGGATAATTTAATAAAGAAAAAAAATGATTAATATCATAATTAGACTTAGGTTCCCAATCATCTTCTAACCAGTAATATAAATAATCATCATTTATCAGATTAAGTTCTTCAATCTTTAATATAAGTTTTTTATATGCATTTAAGAATCCAGGATTTGGTTTATTAATAAAAACAATATTTACTTCATCAGGTATAATTTCATTATAAATATGCATTGTTTCATATTTATTAAAGTACGTCTTAAGATTATTAGGTTCATCAATATTTATAATATGATAAATTTCATAACATTTTAAATATTTGTAAAAAAATTTATAAAATTTTCCAATACTTTTTTTATGAAAATCACCTCTAATTATAGATGCTGTTAAAATAACTATCTTTCTCATTTATTATATTGTAATATTTATACTTTAAATTTTTATGGATAATATTCATTATTTATAATTGATGATTTATCAAACTTATCTAATAAAATTTTTCTACGACTTTCTGTTCTATCTAAATTAATCCAAAAAAATTAACATGATTTGAATCCATAATATATTTATTATATTTTTAATTTAAATTTTTTTATTTATATTATTTATATGAATAAAAAAAGTTGCACCATTTTTTTTAATTGTATGGGTAGTGCAATAAAAAAACAACTAAAACAATCAAAAATATTTAATGACAAATATCTTATCGAATATATTTCTCTTTATGATTACTTAGAAGTATATAAATATGGTGATAAAACTACATTAATAGAAGAACATATTGAATTACTAAGTAAAACTGACCTATTAATAGTACAATCATTACGAAAAAATAGAAAACATCTTAATTTTAATAATATTATTAAATTTGTAAAAAATGATTGTATTTCGATAAAAATTCCACAATATACTTTTTCAGGTTATCATTATCCGTATAATTTTTTAAATGATAAAAATATAGATATTAATATGTCATATGAAAAATTACATGATTATTTAACAAACTTATTTATAAATCAAAAAAAAAAAATACAGGAAAATCTAAATAAAGAATTATTACATATTAAAGAACTAGATAATATCAGTGATATTAAATGTTATGATTTTATTAAAAGTAATCATAAAAAAATATTATTATTTAACAATAGACAATACCCTACATATTTTTTATTTCATTTTATAGCACAAGAGATACTTAATTATCTGAATATAGATGATAAAATATCACCTCGTTATGACAGTTTTGGACGGGACTCATTTGAACCAATATTTAATAACGTTTATAAATATTTAAATTTGGAATTTAAATTGTTAAAATTTTCAATTGATTGTACAATAGAAGAATATATAATTTGTTGTAAAAAACTTAATGTAGAAAGATTATATTTAAAAAATAGATCATATGGTAGAAATCATTGTAAAGTTTTAAATGATATTATAGAAACAAAAAATTTTAGACCTGATGGTTAATCAACATATTAATACCTTCATAAAATTGTATCTTAGGTTCATAATCTAAAATACTTTTTGCCTTACTTATATCAGCATTACTATGTGGAATATCTCCCGCTCTATTTGGTCCTAATACAGGTTTTATATTAGTTTTCAATCCTTTATTAATTGCATCTACCAGTTCCAAAATAGTAATTCTACCTCCAGCGCCAATATTAAATACTTCACCATAACTTGTTGTATTTTGTGTCAAAAGTGCTTTTACATTTGCTTGAACTACATTATCTACATATGTAAAATCTCTGGAAAATGTACCATCGCCATGTATAGTTGGTTGTGAATTATTTCTCATTATATCTATAAACTTAGGTATAACCGCTGCATATGCACCTTTAGGATCCTGTCTAGGACCAAACACATTAAAATATCTCAATCCTATACATTCCATATTATAACATTTTGTAAATACACCAGCATATAATTCATCTATCGCTTTTGTTGCGGCATATGGAGAAAGTACGCTTCCCGTAGTTTCTTCTTTTTTTGGCAGAGTCGGATTATCTCCGTATACACTAGATGAAGAAGCATAAACTACTCTTTTAATTTTCGCTTCTTTTGCAGCAATTAATAAATTTAAAAATCCGTTTACATTAGATAAATGACTTGATAATGGGTCATGAATAGACCTAGGTACAGAACCTAATGCTGCCTGATTTGTAATAACATCCATGTCTTTTACCGCTTTTCTACAATCTTCTAATTTTGAAATATCTCCATACATAAATTCTAAATTCTTGTATTTTTTTAAAAAAGGTTTTAAATTATTTTTATTTCCAGTAGAAAGATTATCTACAACTCTAACCTTTTTTACATTGTTTTTTAGTAAAAACTCTACAATATTTGAACCAATAAATCCTGCACCTCCTGTTACTAAAACGCTTAACGTAGATAATTCCATTATAATTATATTTCAATATTTTATATATGTCATTTTATCGAAAATATCCTTATTTTAATTGGAAATTTTATACAACAATATATGATGATTTAAAAAAAGCAAATGTTAATACAGAAAAAAAAGCAGTAATCCATTATATAAAATTTGGAAATAAAGAAGCAAGAAGAACTCATGAAATTATTAAAATATCACCAAAAATAAATAAAGTTCCTTTTGAAAATTTTACATCAATTGCAAAACAATGTTATTTTAGTAGTGGCGTTACTAGTTTTAAAAAAAGAATTTGTGACAAATTTAAATTAATTGATTATCATGACAATAACTCACCTTGTTTATTTTTTGGTATGTATAACGATAATGATTTAATAAAAATAAAAAATCACCAAGGATTAAAAATAATAATATGGTGCGGTAGTGATGCAAATAGCAAACTTTCACACTCTAAAAAAACTATTTCAGAAGTTAAATTATTACATAACATTATACATATTTCTAAAAGTGTTTCAACATATGACATGCTGAAACAAAGTGATATTATTAGTATATTAGTTCAATATAGTGTTGTTGATACAAACTTATTTAAACCAGTTTCAAAATCTTGCTTAGGTAGAAAAATCTTTATATTTAATGGTCAACATAAAGGTCGAGAACATATTTACGGTAAAAAGTATTATAATGAAGTTATAAGACGTGTACCAGAATTTAATTTTATATTTAGTAATGAATTAAATGCTACATGGGAAGAAATGCCTAATATTTATAAACAATGCTTTATTATGTTAAGATTGACACGTAACGATGGAAATGCAAATAGTGTACAAGAATGTGAAGCAATGCAAATACCTGTGGTCCATAACCAATCTGATTATGGACTACAGTGGAAAACTGTAGATGATATTATTAAACATATTAAAAATCATAAATAAATTTTTTCATTATCTTTAAATTTTTCCATTTCTTTTAGTAATTGTTCTCTAGTCCAACTTCTACGCTGAGATTTATTAATTTTTGGTATTATATTTACATTATCTCTTCTCATTTCATTTCTTTCATTTATAACTGCTTCTAACACCTTATGATTTGTTTTTTTTAATTTCATAAACTGTAAAAGAGCGTTCGTATCTTTTGGAAAACAGTATCCCCCATAACTTAATTTACCATCTGTACCAGGAACTTGTGTATGCATAGGATTTATCCACTTATTTTTTAACATTAAATCTTTTACTACATCATAATCACAATCCATTGAATTACATAATAAATATAATTCATTAAAAAATTGTACTTTTGTTGCATAAAAACAATTTACAAAACTTTTCATAGATTCGCTTTCAGTAGAAGTACATACTGATATTTCAGCCTCAGGATAACACATAATATAAAAATCTAATACATCATCTATATCTAATTCTTTTTTTCCCTTTCCTAAAACTATATGTTTTTGATTATGAAAATCTTCAAATGCTGTTCTTGCTGTTAAAAACTCTGGATTATGAATAAATTTCAAATCATATTTTTCAAGTAAATTTTTTGTAGTTTCAGGTTCAACAGTTGACTTAATAATAACAAATCCATTGTAATTATGTTTTACTAATTTTTCACATGTTTCACATATCGGATTTAAATCGTATTTAGAACTTTCCTCGTTATATACAGTTGGTAATGCTAAAAACATTATTGTACTATTTAAACATTCCTCAAACGAATCTGAATCTTTATATTTATCATATCCTTTTACATTTATTTGTTTGAGTTTAAAACTTTTAAGCATCGCTGAACCAACAAACCCCAATCCTATAATTGAAATCATATAAAATATTATTTTATATTATTTTATTAACTTAAACTAAAAGTTTTTTTAAACCATCTAAAAAATCAATAGTTATTGTCCATCCTAAATCTTTTAATTTTTGATTAGATATATAGTATCTTTGGTCATTAAATGGTCTATCTTCTACATATTCAACCCATTCATCACAATCTTCTGTTTTTTTTATTAATTTAATTAATATTTTTGCCACTTCCATAACGGAAAACTCCATTCCTTCATCGCATCCTATATTATAAATTTCTCCAATTTTGCCTTTTTCTAATATACATTCAAATGCGCTGGCAGTATCATATGCATGTAAAAATGCTCTAACTGCTGTGCCCTCACCTTGTATAGTAACTTTTTTGTTTTCTTTTAAAAGTTTAATAAATCTAGGTATTAATTTTTCAGGATATTGATTAGGTCCATATACATTATTACCTCGTGTTATAATAATAGGCATTTTAAATGAGTGATTATAAGATTGGGCTATTAATTCTGCTCCTGCTTTTGTTGCTGCATAAGGATTTGTTGGACATAAAATACTGTGTTCTGTTTTATGTTTTTCATTTACATCTATCATAGACTCTCCATATACCTCATCTGTTGAAACATGAATAAAACGTTTAATTTTACCATATTTTCTACAACATTCTAATAAAATATGTGTACCTAAAATATTATCTTTAGTATATTGAAGCGAATCACTAAAAGAGTTTTGTACATGACTCTGTGCAGCAAAATGTATAACTTGTTCAATATTATGCGCATTTAATACATGATTTACTAAATCTTCTGAACATAAATTTCCCTTAATAAGAGTATAGTTATCCGAGTTTCTTATTGATTCTTCTATATTATTTTCATTTGCACAATAATACATTGCATCAAAATTAAATATATTATATTTATTTTTCTTTAATATATAATTTATAAAATTAGACCCAATAAATCCACAACCACCAGTAACTAATAAGTTTATTTTTTGATTCATATTTCTTTTATTAAAGTAAATATGAAATTTTTAATTTTTGGACACAAAGGATGGATTGGTTCTATGGTCATTGATATTTTAAAAAAACAAAACATTTATTTTGTTTGTGCTAAATCAAGAGCAAATGATAAAAAAGCCGTAGAAGAAGAATTACTTTTAGAAAAACCTACACACGTAATGAGTTTTATAGGAAGAACACATGGTACTACTGAAGATGGAACTAAATACACTACTATTGATTACTTGGAACAAAAAGGAAAGATTAAAGAAAATGTTAGAGATAATTTATTTGCTCCTATTGTATTATCTCTTTTGTGTAAACGCAATAATATACACTTTACATACCTGGGAACTGGATGTATTTTTAAATACGATGATAAGTATATTTTTGGTTCAGAAGAAACTGGATTTACAGAAAAATCTCTCCCAAACTTTTTTGAATCTTCTTATTCAACCGTTAAAGGTTATACTGACGAACTTATGCATTTGTTAGAAGATAATACCTTAAATCTTAGAATAAGAATGCCAATTACAGATAAATTAGAACCTAGAAATTTTATTACAAAAATTATAACATATGAATATATTTGTTCAATACCTAACTCAATGACTGTTTTAGATGACCTTTTACCGTGTGCTATTGAGTTAGCAAAACAAAACCATACAGGAACTGTTAACTTAACAAATCCAGGTTTAGTTAGTCACAATGAAATTTTAGAAATGTATCGCGAAATAGTTGACCCTAATTTTAAATGGAAAAACTTTACAAAAGAAGACCAAGATAAAATTTTAGCAGGTGGTCGCTCAAATAATTGTTTAGATACCCATAAACTTTCAACATTATTCCCCAATATAAAACATATCAAAGAAAGTGTTAGACATACTTTATTAAGAATGAAAAAAAAAATATAAATACAATTTTTTAAAAATATTTATAATGAAAATTTTAGTAACGGGTGGAACGGGGCTTGTAGGTTCAGCAATTAAAAAAATCTCTCCAAATTATGATTATGATTTTATATTTGTGTCTTCAAAAGATGCGGACTTAACAGATTATGCACAAACATATAATTTGTTTGCAAAACACCAACCAGATTTTGTTATTCATTTGGCGGCATGCGTCGGTGGATTATTCAAAAATATGAACCAAAAAGTCGATATGTTTGAAATAAATAATTTAATAAATTTTAATGTTGTAAAATATTCACATAAATTTAAAGTAAAAAAACTTATATGTTGTTTATCTACATGTATTTTTCCAGATAAAACAACATATCCTATTGATGAAACAATGTTACATAATGGTCCTCCACATTCTTCTAATGATGCGTATGCTTATGCAAAACGAATGCTAGAAGTACACTGTAAAGCATATCAAGAACAATATAATGACAATTTTATTTGTGTTATTCCAACTAATATATATGGACCACATGATAATTATAGTTTAGATGATGGTCATGTAATACCGGCATTAACCCATAGGTGTTATTTGGCAAAACAAAATAATGAACCATTTAAGGTATTAGGAAGTGGAACTCCTTTGCGACAATTCATTTACTCAGAAGATTTGGCACACCTTTTTATGTGGACATTAGAAAACTATAATGGCAGAGGAAGTTTAATTTTATCAGTTGGAGAGAAAAATGAAGTTCCAATAAAAAAAGTGGCTACAGAAATAGCAAAATCATTTAATTATGAACATATGATGGAATTTGACACGCGATATGCAGATGGACAATTTAAAAAAACAGCAGATAATTTTAAACTTATAAGTTTAATAAAAAAATTTAACTTCACACCAATTACAGAAGGTATAAAAAAAAATACTGAATGGTTTATTGAAAACTTTGAAAGTGCTAGAAAATAAACTTATTTACAGTCTTCTATAACCATTTCTTCTACTAATTCTTTAAAACTATATTTAGGTTTCCATTTTAATATAGTTTCTGCTTTTTTTGCATCTCCTAATAATTCTTCTACTTCTGCTGGTCTAAAGTATCTTTCACTTATAAAAATTAGTTCTCTACCGGTTTTAACATCATAACCAATTTCATTAATACCAGTTCCTTTCCATCTAATTTCGAATCCCTTTAATTCAAAAGCCATTTCAATAAATTCCCGTACAGAATGATATTCGTTTGTTGCTAACACAAAATCATCTGCTTTATCTGCTTGCAAAATTCTCCACATACCTTCAACATAATCTTTTGCATGACCCCAATCTCTCTTAGCATCTATATTACCCATAACTAATTTATCTCTTTCACCAGTCAAAATCATATTAAGACCTCGTGTAATTTTTCTAGTTACAAATGTAGGTCCTCTTCTAGGAGATTCATGATTAAAAAGTATACCATTGCATGCAAACATATTATAAGATTCTCTATAATTTTTTGTTATCCAATAACCATAAAGTTTTGCAACACCATAAGGTGATCTAGGATAAAATGGCGTAGTTTCTGTTTGAGGAACTTCTTGTACAAGACCATATAATTCACTAGTAGAAGCCTGATAAAATCTACATTTATCCATCATACCACTACTTCTTATAGCCTCGAGTAATCTTAATACTCCTAAACCATCTACGTTTCCAGAATATTCTGGCATTTCGAATGAAACTTTTACATGACTCATTGCTCCTAAATTATAAATTTCTAATCGTTCAATATCGGGATAAGTAGATTTTATTTCGTACATAATATGTAAAAGATTGGGACCATCGGTTAAATCACCATATTTTAAAATAAGTTTTTCATTATCATAAAGGTGATTAATACGTTGTGTATTTATGCTACTAGAGCGTCTGATAATACCCCAAACATAATAATTTTTTTCTAAAAGAAGTTCTGCTAGATATGACCCATCTTGTCCTGTAATTCCGGTTATTAAAGCAACTTTCATTTATTATTTAAATTGAAAAAATAATCTGAATTTAAATTCATTAACATTAGATAGAATGGATTTTGAGAATCAAATGTCGATTAATTATTATGCTAATGCTAAAAATATATTATCAGAGTCTATTGATAATAATATAAAAAATATATTTTTAGTTGGTAGAGGTGCTAATGGTAAAACGACTTTGAAGCAAGAATTACATGACAGATTAACTCTAAATAATTATAATATTATACCACATTTTTACTTTAAAACAGAAAATAGTTTTACAGAATTTTTAAATGATGTATCAAAAAAAATTTTAGAAACTCCTATTGACCCATTTCATAAATTTAATATTACTATACCAAATGATGCGGTTGTTATTGATATGAACCATATTGTCTTTTAATCTTCTCCCTTCATCTTTAAATATTTTGGAGCACCAGCAGCATGTCTCAATGTATATTTACTTCTACTTTTCCAATCGGCACCTACTGCTTTTTCACTCATAAAATACAATGACGCTCCAGGCACATCTACAGTTAATGTTTTTCCTACAACCTTACTTTTGTGAAACCAACCATATTTCATTGGCATCATTTCACCTACTCTAAGACAAGCAACTACTACTCTTTCTGTATCACCATGTGGACCAATTCCATTTTTTTTAACATTTAAATATTTATTTCCTTCAACAATTAAATCATGATCTTTCATCAAAATTTCTACGACTTGTTTTAATCTAAAAACCAAAGGAGATTCCTCATAACTAATAATAGTACCTTTCTTATTTTCAAAATCTGAATCGCGATGTGTTTCACCATAACATACATTTGTCCTAGCATGTTTATTAAGAACCTTTTGTCGTCTAGTATCAAAATATTTATTATCCCATTCATAACTATTCAACTCTCTTAAATATTTTTCATGAACTTTTGGTGCTAAGAAATTTTTTACCAACATAAAATAGGCTGCTTCTGGTTCTTTTCCCTCTATTTCTACACCATCCAAAAGTTCATTTAAATTATAAATTTCTACTTCTAATCCAAATACATCTTCTAGAATACCTTTTGCATATTGTAACCGTTCCAAATCCCAACCTTCACCCTTTTTTCTCATTGAACCAATAAACTCCATTCCAGTATGATTTTCTCCTCCATTACCAACTGTTAAAGAATAAGTAGGTTTACTATCTGCCTTAGGTTTTTTTGCCTTAGGCTTTTTCTCTTTCTTGGGCTTTTTCTCTTTCTTAGGCTTTTTCTCTTTCTTAGGCTTTTTCTCTTTCTTAGGCTTT